CGATGGCTCGTGAGGCTATTGCTAAGTTTGTTGATAGCAATACACACAAAATGCAAGAGTGGCTACAAAGCGTCGCTGATGGCATACAAAACGAAGAAGGTAAATACATAGTTGCGCCAAACCCTGAGAAGGCTTTTGGTATGCTTCAGACTGTCATGGAATACCATGTACCTAAACTTGCTAGGACTGAAGTAGTAGGCGATGAGAAAGCCCCACAACGCATGGTGGTGTCTTGGAAGAAATAGAGATTGAACTAGACTATAAGCCTAGAGATGTATTCCTAGAATTTCACGAAAGAAAAGAGCGTTGGGCAGTTATAGTTGCTCACCGAAGATGTGGAAAAACTGTCTCTTGTATCAATGAACTCATCTATAAGGCACTAATAGAGGGCAAAGAAGACGGCAGATACGCTTATGTTGCACCATATTACAGCCAAGCCAAGAATATCGCCTGGGACTACTTGTTAAGATTTAGTAATCCTGTAATGGCTAAAGCTAATCAATCTGAACTATGGGTGGAACTAATAAATGGCGCAAGGATTCGTTTGTTTGGTGCTGATAATGCTGACTCTTTACGTGGTCTATACCTTGATGGGATTGTCCTAGATGAGTATGCAGATATGCGCCCTCGTATTTGGGGCGAGATTATTCGGCCTTTGTTGGCAGACAGACTCGGTTGGGCAGTTTTCATTGGAACGCCCAAAGGTCATAATGCCTTTTGGGACATATACAATAACGCCACCAAATCTTCCGATTGGTATGCCAAGACCTTAAGAGCTAGTCAGACCGGCTTATTGCCGCCAGAAGAATTGGAAGATGCCGCCAAGTCCATGACGCAAGACCAATACTTACAAGAGTTTGAGTGTGACTTTGAGTCAGCTATTTTGGGTGCTTATTATGGCAAAGAGATGCGCCAGCTTACCGATGGTGGCAGAGTTACCAAGGTTGATTACGACCCAATGTATAAAGTTAATACAAGCTGGGACTTGGGTTATTCAGACGATACAAGCATTTGGTGGTGGCAAGTTGTCAGGGGAGAAATTCGTTTCCTTGACTACCATGGAAGCAATGGTCAGCCAGTCCCTTTTTATACAGGACTAATTCAAGCTAAACAAGCAGAGTTTGGCTATGAATATGGCATACATTATCTGCCCCATGACGCAAGGGCAAAAACTCTAGCAAGTGGTGGAAAGTCAATAATTGAACAACTTTCTGTTAAAATTCCGTTAGAATCAATGAAAATTGTCCCAAATTTAGGACTTCAAGACGGAATTCAAGCAACTCGTATGGCGCTGATGAAGTCTTGGTTTGACGCAGAAAGGTGTCAGGATGGTATCGAGTCATTACGACAGTATCAAAGAGAGTATGACGAAGATAGGAAAGTGTTTAGAGATAAACCTCGTCACGACTGGACAAGTCATGCTGCAGATGCTTTCAGAATGGCAGCGGTTGCTTGGCGAGTGGAAGAAAAGATAATGACCAAGGATGAGCCTATTAAAGGCTTGTTTGTGGGCGAAACAGATGTAACTTTAAACGATATGTGGGATATTAAAAATACCACAAACAACAGGAGAATTTAAATGTCAGGCATACAACAACCATTTGGCACAACATACGAATATGTAGCCCCTTCCACAACTGCTCAAGTTTTAGGCGGTTCAGGCGCAGTAGGCGACACATTAGTGCGTGTTATTGCTACCGTAACTACTTCTGCCACAAGCTCAGTCACTATTATTGACGGCTCTACTTCTTATTTGTTAGTACCGCCTGTAGCACCTTTAGGCGTATATTCTATTACTGTTGAGGCTCAATCATTAAATGGCCCTTGGAAAGTAACAACTGGCGCAGGTTCTAGCGTAATTGCTGTAGGCAACTTCTCATAAGGCTTTCTATGTCTGAATTAAGAGGCGAGGTAGCGCATAGCTACGAAGATTGGTACAACCGCATTATGTCCTATGAGCGTAGTTATAAGCTCTGGGAAGCTCGTGTTGATAAGATTTTAAAGAAGTACAAAGACGATAGTCGCAACAAAACCAACCCAAATGCACGCTTTAATATTCTTTGGTCAAATGTCCAAACGATTACTCCAGCGATATTTGCAAGACTTCCTCGCCCAGATGTAAGCCGTAGGTTTAGAGATAACGACCCTATTGGTCGAGTAGCCTCACTCATGCTTGAAAGGGCATTAGAGTTTGAAATTGAACACTATGGCGACTATAAGTCAGCTATGGTGAACTGCGTTACTGACCGTCTTTTAGGTGGTCGAGGCACAGCATGGGTGCGCTATGAACCGCATTTCATGGCAAAAGCCGAAAAAGAACCTGAAGATGGCTTTGAATTAACTGAAACCATTGACGCTGAACAAGCCTATGACCCTAGCTATGTTGAAGGAAAAGGCGATGTAGGCAAACCGCTTGAAGGTGAAATGCCAGAGGAAGAAGATAACGAACCTGGCGAAGTTGAAGAAGAAATTGAATACGAGTGCTGCCCTGTAGATTATGTCCATTGGCGTGATTTTGGGCATACAGTAGCTCGTACATGGGAAGAAGTCACCGCAGTATGGCGTAAGGTCTATTTAAACCGTACAGCGCTTGTAGAACGCTTTGGCGAGGAATTAGGTAAACAGATTCCACTAGACACCAAGCCTGAACAAGTAGGTAAGTCTTATACCAAGAATGATGACCAAGCCTACCAAGCGCAGATTTATGAGATTTGGGACAAAGAAACAGGCAAAGTACTGTGGATTTCTAAGTCAATGAGCAAAATTCTTGATGAAAGAGAAGACCCATTAGAGTTGGAAAACTTCTTTCCTTGCCCTAAACCTTTATACGCTACATTGACTACTGACAGTCTTGAGCCTATTCCTGACTTTACTATTTACCAAGACCAAGCTAGAGAGTTAGACGACCTTTGTGACCGTATTGACGGACTTATTGGTGCGTTAAAAATTCGTGGTTTATACGACTCTTCCGCTTCTGAACTCCAGCGACTATTTTCTGAAGGTAATGAGTCTAATGTATTGATTCCAGTAAAAAATTGGACAGCATTTGCCGAGAAACAAGGACTCAAAGGTGCATTAGATTTAGTCGATATTGCCCCATTTGCACAAGCATTGATGTCTTGCTACTCAGCAATGGACCAGGTAAAGGGTCAAATCTACGAGTTGATGGGTATTGCCGACATTCAGCGTGGTCAAACCGACCCCAATGAAACTCTTGGCGCACAAATCATTAAGTCAAACAATGCAGCAGGTCGCCTCAAAACTATGCAACACGCTGTTGTTGATTTCGCAACCTCGCTGCTTGCCATTAAGTCGCAGATTATCTGCAAACACTTCACAGAAGACACCATTGTTAAGATTTCTGGCGCAATGCAAATGTCTGATGAGGAAAAAGCATTAATTCCAAAAGCGTTGGAGATGCTAAAAGACGAAGTTAGCAAGACTTTCCGTATTGAAGTCACCTCTGACTCCATGATTTTCCAAGACGAAATGCAGGAAAAGCAGGACAGAATGGAATTCTTGCAAGCAATGGGCGGATTTATGCAACAAGCAGTACCAGCCGCTACACAAAGCCCTGAATTAGCGCCATTATTGATGGAAATGCTTAAATTTGCGGCAACTGCGTTTAAAGCTGGAAAGTCTTTGGAAGGTCTGATTGACGAAACTGCTGACAAATTGCGTACTCAAGCTAAACAAGCTGAAGGACAGCCTAAACCGCCTACTCCTGAAATGCAAAAACTCCAACAAGAAATGCAACTGGAACAAATGAAGATGCAAGCCAAGCAACAAGAATTGCAGACTCAAAACCAGTTAGAAATGCAGAAAATGCAAGCTGAAATGCAACTTGAGAAGGCTAAACAAGAGTACCAAGCGCAAGAAAACCAGCTTAAATTCCAGTTAGAAGCCCAGCGTAACCAAGCTGAAATGGAAATGGAAGCAAGATTGGCGCAAATGAAGATGAATATGGAACGCAATACGCAAGTGTTGTTAGCCCACATTAACAATGGCGCAAAGATTGAAGTAGCACGCATTTCTGCCGCAGATGACAACGGTGAAACAGCTTATATGAATGAAGAAGATATGGCTGCTTCTATGGAACACCCATTAGCGCCTATTGCAAGCGCCATTTCTAAGAGTAACCAAGAAATGACACAGACTTTAGGTCAATTAATCAATACAATTAACGAAAACCATAACCGCCCAAAACAAGTAGTGCGTGGCCCTGACGGTAAAATCCAAGGAGTTATTTAATGTCTTCAAACCTCAAGTATTCAAATGGCACTCGTGATGCCCAACAACAGGGTCTAATTACCTATGCTGGTTCAGGCGCTATTATTAGCATTTACCAAGGCACGCAACCTGCTAACGCCAATACTGCAATTACAAGTCAAACCCTATTGGTTTCTCTTACTGTTACTGGGTCTTTTGGTACTGACAGCAACGGTACTATTACCCTAGGGTCGGTTGCTAACGGCACAGCAGTCGCTACAGGTACAGCGCAATTCTTTCGTATATTTAAGTCTGATAACTCTACCGTTATTATGGATGGCACAGTAGGATTGACTGGTTGCGATATGAACCTAAATAACACCTCTATTGACACGACTCAGGTTGTTTCTATTTCTTCTGGCACTATTATTCGTGCTAACCAATAAGGCTAAATAATGGCCTTAATTATTAAAGATAGAGTCCAGGAAACAAGTACTACTAGCGGTACTGGCACTCTGACGCTTGCTGGTGCTGTAACAGGTTACCAGTCATTTGGGTCTGCTATTGGCAGCGGAAATACTACCTATTACGGTATTTATGAAACCCAAACGACAAACTGGGAATTAGGCATTGGCACAGTCGGTAGCGGCACATTAGCTAGAACGACAGTATTAGCGTCTAGCAATGCAGGGTCATTAGTTAGCTTTGGTGGTGGTCAGCTTGCAGTATGGGGCGATATGCCAGCCGCCAAAGGCGTATATCAGGACACCAATGGTAATGTATTTGCCAATAATTTTATTCCCAATACAACAATTACAGCGTCTTCTGCAACGCCAATTAATTTAACTGTTGCTTCAGCGCAATACCAAGTAGTTACAGGCACAACGACTTCTCAGACATTTAATATGCCTGATGCCACTACATTAACGGTTGGCGACACATATTACTTTAATAACAATATTACCTATTCTTCTGTACAGTTAAATGCACATGACGGCACAACCTCGTTATTAGCCTTGCAAGCTGGTGGCGCTGCCCATTTAATTTTATTAACTAATGGCACAACAAACGGCACTTGGGATGTCCATTCTTATGTGCCTGGCACAGTTTCTTGGGGTACTGCCACTTTAAATTTTAATTCTTCAAGCAGTATTTCAGGCCCAGTTTCTTGGCAAGGTAATGCTGTTGGAGTAGCTTATGGTGGCACAGGATTAACCTCTACCCCTGCTAATGGCGCTTTGGACATTGGTAATGGCACAGGGTTTACTCGCACAACATTAACTGCTAGTACAGGTATTAGCGTAACCAATGGGTCAGGCTCAATTAGCATTGCAAACACAGGTGTTACTTCTGTTACTGGTACTGCCCCTGTAGTTTCAAGCGGTGGCACAACTCCTGCAATTAGCATGGCAGCCGCCAATAGCACAACCAATGGCTATTTAACCAGCACAGACTGGAATACATTTAACAATAAACAGCCTTCTGGCACTTATGTAACTTCTGTTAGTGGTACTTCAGGACGCATAACCAGCACAGGTGGCACAACTCCTGTATTGGATTTATCCAGCGGAATAGTCACCGCAGGAACAACAGGGTCAAGTACATTAATTCCTGTAGTAACAGTAGACACTTATGGGCGTGTAACAAACATTACAACTGCGTCAAACCCACAAGGAACAGTTACAAGTGTTTCTGGCACAGGAACAGTCAATGGAATAACTTTAAGCGGTATGGTCACATCTTCTGGAAGTCTGACTTTAGGAGGGACAATCGACCTTACAGGCATTACAATTAACGGTGGTAGCTTCTAAAGGATAGCAAATGGCAACGACAATCGAACTAAAAAATAGCGTAACGACTGGCAATTCGCCTTCAACTCTCGCCCAAGGCGAAATGGGCGTTAATATTACAGACAAAAAAGTCTGGATAGGTAACGCTTCTAGCACTCCAATTCAGTTAATTGGTGCTGGCGCGAGCATGACTTTAGCTACACTTACTACAGCTAATGATGCTTCTATATCAGGTCTTACTGTTGGTAAGGGTGGTGGTGCTGTTGGTAGTAATACTGCGGTTGGTAGTGGTGCAATAGGGGTATCTAACACAGGCACATACAATACTGCTTTTGGTATTTCGGCATTGTCTGCAAATACAAGTGGAGGGGCTAATAGTGCTTTTGGTTATTCTCTTATTGTAAATACTACTGGTGTTCATAATTCAGGATATGGAACAAACAGTTTAGTATCAAATACTTCTGGTAGTTATAACATTGCATTAGGTAATGGTTCTTTACAGTCAAACACCACCGCATCTTACAACACAGCAGTAGGTTATCAAGCTGGGTATACAAACGGTGCAACTGCTGGGTACAATGTATTCTTGGGTTACCAAGCTGGTTATACAAGCAACGCTGGAACTGCTAATTCATATAATACTTTTGTAGGTCCACAAGCCGGTTATTCAATGACCACAGGCTACCAAAATACCATTCTTGGTGGTTACACCGGAAACCAAGGCGGTCTAGACATCCGTACATCAAATAACTACATTGTGTTATCTGATGGTGCTGGTAATCCTTTAATTTCTACATACAATGGCGGCACAACAGCACTTAAAGGTGCTATTCCTAATGCTGGCATAGGCATCACTTTCCCAGCAACTCAATCCGCTTCATCTGATGCAAATACACTAGATGACTATGAAGAAGGCACTTTTACGCCTACTATTGGTGGAACAAGCATTGTTTACACTAACCAAGTAGGAAGTTATACAAAAGTTGGTAGGATGGTTTATATACAAGGCTATATAGCTATTGGTAGCGGTTCACCAACTGGAGTAATAAATAATCTTCCATTTACATCAATGTCAGGTGGAAGTGCTTTTTCTATGGGAGTAAATATTTATTTTTCCAATGGTTCAACTACATTTCCAGTAGGCACAACCCAAATAGTTACTTACATTGCGCCAAACAATACATCTGTAAATATAAACGCACAAGGTAGCACAATTAATGCTCAAGCATTTTCTTCATTATCTAGCACAGTTTCACTTTACTTTACAGGCTGTTACCAAACAGCTTAATTAACTAGCGTGGATTCGTTAGTCGGACACTTAAAGGAGCATTAAAAATGGCATTAACTAAAGAAACAGTAGTAGACCAAATCACAGTAACAGAGAACGGCATAGTCTTGTATCGTGAAGCTACACGCATTATGGAAGATGGCAACCAAATCAGCCAGACTTACCACCGCACTTCACTTGCACCTGACGCTGATTTAACTGGCGCACCAGCCAATGTTGTAGCTATCTGCAATGTAGCTTGGACACCTGAAATTATTGCTGCATATCAGGCACAGCAAGAAGCTAATAAACCGCTAGGAGTATCAGCATGACCACAACAATCAACATGGTTACACCAGAAGAAGTGGCAAGAAGTTATCGTGCAGCATTAGATAGCTGTGACCTACTTAACGCTGGTAAGCCTGAGAAGATGACTGATGCAGATTGGGCTGATACTGTTAAGCGCAATAAAGAACACTTAGAGATTCAGATTGCTAAAGGTGCAGAATATTACGGTTCTAATGATTTAACACCTTTTACAGCAGCAATCGCTAAGTAATTTTTAACCGTAGTACAACCAAGGAGTTTATATGAGTAAAAACACGAAAAACACTCAAATAACTATAGACGGAGTCGAATACGAATACGAAAACTTGACTCAAGAACAACAAATGTTGTTTTCCCATTGCATCGATTTAGATAGAAAAATAGATTCTGCTAAATTCTCGCTAGACCAACTTGGCGTAGGAAAAGAAGCCTTTATTGCTAGACTGAAAGCCTCTTTAGAAGAGTAATAAATGCTCGGTTTTAATCCGTTATCGAACCAACCAATCTCAGATATAGCACTTCCGTTAATAACGGGGTCTATATCTGCAACGGATTCTAACGATACAGCGACTTTAACAGGCAAAGTAGCCATTACAGGTACGATTTCTGCTACCGATGGCACAGATACCTGCACAATTTACGCCCAAGAACTCATTTCTGGCTATATTCAAGCAACTGATGGACAAGATACAGCCACTTTAATAGGCGCTGTAGCCGTTTCTAGTGCTATTTCGGCAACAGATGGTGCTGATACGGCAACATTTACCGCACAAGCCCTTGTAGGCGGTTCTATAAATGCTACAGACGGTAATGATACAGCCGATATTGAAGGCCAAATTGAAGAAGATGGCTCAATTTACGCTGTAGACGGCAATGACACTTGTGATATTCAAGCTACCGTTGGTGGCGGCATGGATATGCACGATGGCTTTACCAAGCGTGAAATTGAACGGGCTAAAGCACTAGACCGTAAGCGCAGACAAGTCGAAGAAAAACTCATTGAGGCTCGCAGGGCAGATGGAGAGGCTCGTAAGAAGCGCTTTAAGGATTTAATTGACCCTGTTGCGCCAAAGCAACAAACAAAGAAAAATAAAGTACAATTAAAACAAGAGATTAGGATTGATACACCGTCAGTCGAAGTCAAACGCTTAGAAGCGGTTATCGCCAATCTTGACAGACAAGAAAAGGAATTAACCCAAGCAATAGCGTATAGAAAGCAAATTGCCGACACAATGGCGCAACTTGCAATTCTAGAAGCTAAAGCAAGGGCTGAACAAGATGACGAAGAAGCCCTACTAATGCTCTTATGACCGAACTGCCACAAAGCCCATACTCACTCTACAAACAATCTTTAGACCTTCTCCATGCTGGACATTTATTGCCAGGCTTTAGGCTATATGAGAACCGTTATCATCCAGAAGTAAAACAAGCTATTTCTGCAAGCCACGATAAACATTTGCCAGCGCCTACATGGAAAGGTGAAAGACTATTAGGGAAAACCATAGTAGTCCAAATGGAACAAGGCTATGGCGACATTATTCAAATGGCAAGATTTTTACCTATGCTTAAAGCGTGGGGCGCAAAGGAAGTCTATGTTTTTCAACATTTTTCTCTACATTTACTATTCGGTCAGATGGAGTGTATTGACCATTTGTCGAATGATTTTAATGACCCTGTAATTCTCAATGCAGACTATTGGGTTGGGTCAATGTCCCTGCCGTACTTTGCTATGCACGCCCCTGCCCATGTGCGCCAATTATTCCCTGTAAGCGCCAATAAGATTGTAGGAAGCGAAGGTTATTTAGACGCAGAACCATCTAATATCGAAAAGAAAATAGGTGTTAATTGGATGGCTTCTAAAGGCCATTTGCACTATGCCAAGTCCATTCCTGTACAAGAAATGCGTAGGCTTTTAGGCGCTGACGCTTATAGCTTAAATTACGATGGCGATGACATCTTTATTCCATTGCCAGAAGGCTGGAAAAACAACTGGTATGAAACCGCAAGACACATGAAGTCTATGCGTGGTGTTATTTGCCCAGACACAGGCACAGCCCACTTAGCTGGCGCTTTAGGTGTGAAGTGCATTATGTTGCTTCCTGAAGACCCTTATGTTTGCTGGCGCTGGAAACATGGGCGCTGGTACGACTCTGTAGTAGCAATCAAACCAAATGAGTGGGACAAAATCCCAGAATTATTAAGGAGAATGTAATGATTTGCCCTAAGTGTGGATATTCAGAAGGCAACCATGTAGAAGCCAAACAGTCTGATAAAGATTATTACCTTGAGTTTTGGGGGTTTACCCTAGGTAGTCCAGAAGCTGAACAGGCGTGGAAAGAAAAGCAAGAAATGACTTTCAGAGAAGCGCCAATGGTGCAATCTGATATTAGCGGCTATGTAAGCCAAATAGATGGTAGTTGGATTGAAAGCCGTAGTAAGCACAGAAGCCACCTAAAGCAGCACAGAATGATTGAATTAGGCAATGATGTACCAACGCAGCACAAAAAGATTGAGTTAAGCCGTCAAAGTAATGAGAAGCGTAAGCGTCAAATTGCTGAAATGGCTTATGAAAAGCTCAGTTACCGATAATCCGACAACTTGGAGAAACCATGAGTGATGACCGTAGAAGTATGCTAGAAGCAGCAATGGATGCAGCCCTTGAACAACCAGAGGAGAACGAAATTGTACAAGAACCTATGGAAGAATCGCAGGCTGTGGCACAAGATAATGCCGAGGAGTCCAATGAAGAGGAAACTGTCGCAGAAGATAGCGAAAAACCTACCGAAAATGTTAAAGCTGCTCAATCTGAGGAGTCGGATGAAGAACCGCAGGAAGAAGTAAAACCTGCCATTCCACGCCCAACAACATGGAAAAAAGAGTATTTGCCAATTTGGGACAAACTGACAACAGGTCAGCAATTAAGCCCTGAAGAAGCACTCAAATTAGCAGAATATTCTAACCAGCGTGAGTCTGAATACAAAAAAGGCGTTTCTACCTATAAACAAGAGGCTGACAATGCCAAGACTTTGGTAGAAGCTATTGCTCCTTTTATGCCTGATTTGCAAAAACAAAATATTCATCCTGCCGCATGGATTAATAACTTAGGTAGGGCGCACATGATTTTAACTAGCGCACCTTACAATCAAAAGGTTGAGTTATTTCATAGACTTGCAAAAGATTATGGAATACAATTAGGGCAAGAAAGTGTTGCGCCAGTACAACAGTATCAAGACCCACAGTCTTATGCGTTGAACCAGCAACTAATGGCTTTGCAAAATGAAGTACAACAGGTGCGAGGCTGGAAAGAACAAGAAGAACAAACTCGTCTTACGGGCGAGATTGAAAGAGTTAGAAGTAATGCGGAGAAGTTTCCGCACTTTGAGGCGGTAAGGGAAGATATGGCTCAATTACTTGAGCGTGGATTGGCCCAAGACCTTGAAACGGCTTATGCAAAAGCTGTGCGTATGAATGATGAAGTCTTTAAACTGGAACAAGAACGACTCCTTGCTCAAGTTAAAAAAGAAACATCAAAGGCACAACAAGTAGCTAAAGCCAAAGCTGCCGCAGTAAGCCCAAAATCCGTTACTCCTAGCGGTGTGGCAAACAAGGTAGATTCGAAGGATAGACGCTCGCTTATTGCAGCCCAAATGGGCGAAATGGGCGGCAGGGTTTAATTAACATACTTTTAAAGGATATATCATGGCATTCGCAAATAGCGCAATTACCGATATTATCGCTACTACCATCCAAAGTCGTAGCGGTGAATTGGCAGACAACTTAACACAAAACAATGCAATTTTGATGCATTTGGACAAGAAGGGCAATGTACGCCCATTCTCAGGTGGTAATGTGATTTTGGAAGAAATCATGTACAACGACCCAAATACAAACAATGCAAACAGCTACTCTGGTTACGAAGTATTGAATATTTCTCCAGACAGCCCAATTTCTGCTGCCCAATACAAAATTGCTCAGTACGCTGACGCAGTTACAATGTCTGGCTTAGAAATGTTGCAAAACTCAAGCAAAGAAGCAATCATCGACTTGTTAGATGGTCGTATGCAAGTTTCTGAAGCACGCTTGTTGAACCGTATTTCTGGTGACTTGTTCTTGGACGGTACAGGTAATGGCGGTAAGAACTTGGATGGTTTGGCTGCTGCAGTTTCTGCAACTCCTACATCTGGTACTTACGGTGGTATTAACGCTGCTAACTGGGCTTTCTGGCAAAATACAGCTACTACTGGTACAACCATCACAGCTTCTAACATCCAATCTAAGATGACTTCTACAGCTCTCCAATTAGTTCGTGGCACAGACAAGGCTGACTTGATTGTTGCTGACACTAATTTCTACAGCTTGTATGTACAGTCACTCCAAGCTATTCAGCGTATTACTTCTGAAGAGTCTGGCTCTGCTGGTTTCGCTTCTATGAAATTCTACGGTGGTGGTACATCTGCTGATGTTGTATTGGGTGGCGGTTATGGTAATGAGCAGCCTTCTAACACAATGTACTTCTTGAACACCAACTACATTTTCCTACGCCCACACAAAGAGCGTAACTTTGTACCTATCGGTGGCGAGCGTCAAGCAATTAACCAAGACGCAATCGTGAAGTTATACGGTTGGGCTGGTAACTTGACAACTTCTAACCGCTTCCTACAAGGCATTTTGACCAACTAATAGATAGGGGGAAACCCCTATTTATAAAGGTCTATTTAATTTACAAAGGAAAAAATCATGGCTTATAGTACTCTCCCAATCGCAGGCGTAAACCTTAACGGTGTTACCAATGTCGATTTCGTTTTGACCAACGGTTCTACTGTTGAAACAATCCCAGCATTTGGCCCACTCGGTGCTGAGACTTTTGGTAACACAGGCTTGCGTTATGTATTCGCACAAGCTGGTGCTGCTATCTCTGCCTCTACAACCGTTTGCGCTATCAATGCTTCTACTTTCCAAGTAGCTGCTACTGGTGGTGCTTACACATCCCCAGGCGTTGCTTTGGCTTCTGGTGATTGTGCTTGGTTCTCTGCTGCAAGCGTATAAGTTTTACCCCTGTAGTACACTAGGGATTCCCTCAAAAGGGGAGTCCCTTTTTATCTTTTAACAACCTAATCCCTTAGGAGAATTAAATGGCTATTGAATCAGATGTACGAGGTGCTGACGCACTATTAACGGTAAAGTTTTACCGTAAACCTATTGAAATTAAAGATGAAACCCTTGCACAAGGCAGACCTATTTTTAGAGATGCTGACTGGGTAACAATTTACACCCCTGGCGACCAATTAAACATTATTGACACTATCGCCCAAGACCGCCATAAACTGCGTTTTCCAGTCCAATGGGCGGCATACCAAAATAAAATGGGTGGTGAACAGACTTTAACTGGCACTCCTATTGAACATTGGCCTTTGGTAAGTATGTCCCAAGCAGAGGAATTAAAAGGCATTAAATTCCGTACTGTTGAAGATGTCGCAAACTGTTCAGACCAGCAATTACAGCGTATTGGCATGATTGCAGGCATGAGTCCTCATTCCTTTAGAGAAAAAGCACGCACTTTCTTAAATTTGGCGCAAGATACTGCCGAAATTGACAAGCGCAATGCTGAATTAGCACAACTCAAAGAGGAAAATGCTAAAATTAAGGCTGAAACAGAGGCGAAGCTGGCAAAAATGCAAGAACAAATGTCAGCGCTACTTGCTGCTGTTGCGGAAAAAACCCCCAAAACACGCAAAACAAAAGCAGTAGAGGCCTAATATGTCCCAAACGATGCTCCAACTCGTGCAACAAGTAAGTGCAGAGTTAAACCTTCCAGTACCTACCTATGTAGCTGGTAATCCTGACACCAATGTCCAACAAATTTTGGCATTGATGAATGGCGCTGGCTACGAGTTATTGAAAGAATATGACTGGCAGACTTTGGAGAAGGAGTATCGTTTCTACACCCAATTCCTTAATGCAACAGCTACTTCTACACAAGGTAGCTATGTATTAACCAATGTCAGCACAACTACTGGACTAAATACTAATTACTCCATTACTGGCTACAATGTAAACCAAGACACTTATGTTTCTGTTGTAAATGACGCTACAACCGTAACAATGAGTCAGGAAGCATCTTTAACAGGCACAAATAGCGTTTTATTTGCACAGACTATTTACCCCCTTCCTTTTGACTTTGAGACCATTACAGACCGCACCCATTGGGATAAAACAAAGCATTGGGAAATGCTTGGCCCTGAAGATGCACAACAATGGCAATGGTTAAAGTCTGGTTATATTTCAACTGGCCCACGAGTCCGTTGGCGTATTCTTGGCGGTACTTTCCAAGTATGGCCTCCAATGAATACTCAAGAGTATTTAGGTTTTGAATACCGTAGTAATGCTTGGGCAGAGTCTGCAACTGGCACACTATTACAACAATTTACCAATGACTCAGACACGACTTTCTTTGACAGTCGTATTATGGTTATTTATACAAAACTTAAATATTTCCAAATTAAAGGTTTTGACACCACTTCATTAACGCAAGATTATCAGCGTTATTTGTCTATTGCTAAAGCCAATGACAAAGGTGCGCCTAACTTGTCATTTAATCCTAACCCAAGCAAAGTGCTTATTGGTTGGGCTAACGTGCCCGACACGGGGTACGGCACTTAATTATGCAGCCACAGCAAAATACTGCTACAACCGCTTCTTTAACTGCGCCTGTTGGTGGTTGGAACGCTAGGGACTCTTTGGCGGCAATGCCGCCTACTGACGCAGTAAACCTAACTAATTTTTGGCCTACTCCTACCGATGTTAGGCTTAGAAATGGTTGGACTAAATATTCCACAGGTATTACAGGTCAAGTAAACACCGTAATGACTTATGCTGCGCCAAGTGGTCAGCAATTATTAGCTGCCGCAGGGACAAAAATATACAACTGTACAAATTCTGGTACAGCTACTACCTCTTATACAGGTATTACTAGCGACAAAATGCAATGGGTGGACTTTTCCAACATTGGTGGTTATTACCTAGTAGCTTGTAATGGTTCTGACCCTGTAATGATTTATAACGGTACTTCATGGCTTAAAATTGCCACGACTTCTACTGGTCAAACTATTTCTAGTATTACCCATACAGGCAATGTTGCTACATTAACAACCTCTTCTGCACATGGTTTAATTACTGGAAACCAAGTCACTATTACAGGCGCTACTCCTAGTGATTACAATGGTGTTTACATTATTACCGTTACTAGTACTACAACTTTTACTTACACAATGGCGACTACGCCAAGCGGAAATGCTAGTGTTGTAGGCACTTATATTCCATTAGGAATTACAGGCGTAGACTCTAGCACTTTTATTAATGTCAATTTGTTTCAAAACCGCCTATATTTCACGCAAGAAAACACCCTTAAATGCTGGTATTTGCCTGTTAATTCTTTGGGTGGCGCAGCACAAGTATTAGACTTTGGCGGTATTGCAAGAAATGGTAGCTTTTTACAAGCTATGGGTACTTGGACTATTGACGGTGGACAAGGCGTAAACGACCACGCAGTATTTGTTACTAAAAATGGTGAAGTTATTGTCTACCAAGGCGGAGACCCTTCTGACGCAACCACATGGTCATTAGTAGGTGTTTGGCAATTTGGCGAAGTATTTTGTAGAAAATGTTTTTTTAAATTTGGCAGCGACCTTTTGCTATTAATGAAAGAAGGTTTAGTGCCTCTTTCAGCCGCATTACAGTCTGACCGTTTAAACCCAAGGGTTTACTTAACGGACAAAATTTACTACGCAATTAACCAAGAAATTGCCCAATATGCAGACAATTTTGGCTGGCAAATTAGCTATTTTGCTGACCAAACCATGCTGCTTATTAACATTCCTTCAAGCACAGGCACTCAGCAATATGTAATGAATACCATTACAGACGCATGGGCGCAATTTACAGATATTTCTACTACTTGTTTTACTTTATTTAATGACCAGCTTTACTTTGGTGGAAGTGGTTTTGTAGGCAAGTTTTGGGACAGCAATGCCGACAATGGCAATAACATATTTGGTAATGCACAACAGGCTTATTCTTATTTTGACAGTCCAGGACAAAATAAACGATTTACATTAATTCGCCCTATTATTCAATCTGACAATGGTGTGCCAACAGTTTTATGTAACATTAGCACCGACTTTCAAACAGTACCTCCTGTAGGTCAGTTAAGTTTTAACCCAGGATTGACTCAAGTAGGTACTTGGGATAACGGTAAATGGGACTTAAACAAATGGGGTGGTGGTTATTTAACCACTAAAAACTGGCAAGGTGTACAAGGTATTGGTTTTTCTGCCTCAGTTAATATGAATGTGTTGTCGCAAGGAATTGATTTCCATTGGGTTTCTACCGACTATGTATTCCAGAAGGGCGGAGTCCTGTAAGTGCTTGAAACTAATCAGGAATTGCTTAAAAAATGGGCAGGGGATAATCTTCCACAAGCGTCAAATGCCCATTATTTAGGTAATGTGATTGATGGAAAAATTCGTGCTGTAGTGATGTATTGTAATTTTTTTGGTAAATCTTGCTGTATTCATGTGCATGGCGAGGATAATCATTGGGCTACTAAAAGTTTCTTAAAAGCAGTCTTTCATTACCCTTTTAACATATTGAAATTAAAGGTTATAATTGGCACAGTCGCAGGCAACAATGAAAAAGCCCTAAGACTAGACCGACACCTTGGTTTTCGAGATGTTGCCATTATCCTAGACGCACACGATGAAGGGGATTTGGTAATTTTGGAAATGCGCCCAGAATATTGTAAATGGGCATAAGGAGATAGTAATGGGTGCAGGTACAGGTGTATTTTCTAATGCAGGGCAAAACGCTACAGGGACAACAAACCCTTATGCAAACACAACTAGCCCTTATGTGCAAGCCGCACAGCAAACAGCGCTTGGAAATTTAGCTGGCGCACAAGCCGCTACTGCCACAAACCGAGTAAATCAGTCTACTCCTTATGGCAATTTAAACTATGTACAAACTGGCACAGACGCTAACGGAAACCCAATATATTCCGCTAACCAAACATTTAGTCAGCCATTACAAAATACATTTGGCAATATTTCTAGCAATGTGCAAAACACTAGCGCACAAGCATTTAACCCTACTAATTTGCCAAGCACAGGAATTAACCCTGGACAGACTTACCAAGCGGCTGAAATGCAAATTTTGCAACCTCAACTGCAACACCAGCAACAAATGGTTAATGACCAACTTGCAAACCAAGGGATTCAACCTGGTTCGGAGGCATATACTTATGCCCAAAATCAGCTTGCCAACAACCAAAATAACTTGTTGGCACAGACTACAACACAAGGTCTTAATGCTGGTTTAACTGCTAACCAACAAACCTATAACCAACAATTACAGACTTATAATAACCCATTGCAACAATTAGCTGCATTTAATACTGCTTCTAATCCTGGTTATGTAACGCCTTATACACAAGCTGCTACAACAGGCCCAGACTATAATGCCGCTACTCAAGCACAACAAAACGCCCAAATTGCCGCTAATAACGCAGCTTTAGGACAATCTACTAACCTTACAAGTGGTTTGTTTGGACTAGGTTCTAGCGCAATTACCGCAGCAGCTCCTTCTATATTGTCATCTTTAGGCCTATAAAATGTTTAGAAGTAAACATTCAGGCTGGACTTGGGAATTAAAACGCACCCCATTTGGAGGCGGTGGCGGAGTTATTTCTGACATTGGAAATGCAGTTAGCAATGCTGTTTCTGATGTAGGTAATATTGTCCAAAATGATGTAATTACACCCATTAGTAATGCTGGTGTTTCTATTGACCAAACTGTTAATAATGCTATTCCTGGCGGTTGGGCTACAGTCGGTGGCGCAGCACTTTTAGCTGCTGGTATTGCTGACCCTACATTATTAGGTCTAGCTGACTCAGGCGCTTTAACTCCTGACGCTTTGGCTAACGCAGGCGTTTCTCAAGATACCATTGACGCATTAGGAAGCGGTAGTATTACAGCGCCATCTTCTTATGTTTCTCCTTCACAAGCGCTTACAACAGATATTAGCGGCTCTACTGGTGGAACAAGTATAGGAGCAACAACAGGTGGTTCAACTTCTGGTATTGCAATTCCTAGCAGTTCTGCTATTACAGTAGACCCTTCTATAGCTGCTGGTAGTGGTGCTAATTTAGCTGCTGCTGGCACAACTGCTACTGGCGCAGCAACTGGTGCTGGTTTAAGCGGTACAAGTGGATTAAATGCCGCCTTACCTGCTGCTGGTGCAAATGCTGGCGCAGGTACAGGTTTATCCGCTGCTTTAGCGCCAAATACTGTATTGGGTACAGGTTTAGCTGGCGGTGGTGATATTGGCGTAGCTTACCAATTAGGCGCTAATGGACTGCCTGCTACAGATTGGTTAGGAAACCCTATTGAAGCGTCTTCAGTCGGTTTAAATGGTTCTACAGCTACTTCTTCTATATTGCCAAACCCAACACAATTAGCAACAGCATTAAAAAATTTAGGCGCTGCAACCCAAAAAAATGCCACCCAAACATTACCAACTGTGCATTATCAATCAGCGTTTTTACCAAGCGCACAAACTGTACCAGTAGAAGGTTCACGATTAACAACAACGCCAACTGCATTAAAATTGGCTAGTCTGCTTCAATAGGAAATAATATGGCACAACCAGCTTCTTTAACTGACCAAGCATTATTAGCTACTGACCCACAAGCTATGGCATTGTCACGCCAACAGCAAATGGCAGACTTGCTTACTCAAAATAGTACGCAACAACCTACTGGACAAGTGATTTCTGGTCGCTATGTAGCACCTTCTTGGGCGCAACAATTACAGCCTTTGTTTAATGCTGCTGCTGGTGCTTATTTAAGCCATAACGCTGAAAATAAACAACAGGCTTTGGCGCAAGCATTGCGTGAAAAACAACAATCTGCCGTACAAAATTACTTAAATGCTGCAACTCCTCAAGAAAGATTTACTGCTGGCACTAGCCAATATGCACCTGCTGAATTGCAAAAAACAGCATATAGTTTAGTTTCTCCACAAAAACTTGCAGAAGGCGAAACATTTAACCAGCTTAATATGCAAACTGGTAAATATGAACCTATTGCTACTGGTGGCGCAGCAATGCCAGCAGGTGTAAAAGAAGCTGCCCAATTGTTAGGGATTACAAAACCAGTTAATGAATGGAATCCACAAGAATTAGCTGCTGTAAATCAAAAGGTTGTGCAATTAAAACAAGCTGGCGCTAACAATATAAATGTAAATACAGGTCAGCATGGTTTTGAAAATACAGCAAAACTTGGTGAGATGTTTAAATCTGAGCCTATTTATAAAGCACATCAAGAAATTAATCAAGCGTATCAACAAGTAAATGCTGCGCTTGATAAAAATAATGCTGCTGGAGATTTAGCTGCATCTATTAAAATTAATAAATTGTTAGACCCTAACTCTGTGGTTAGAGAATCAGAAGTGGCTACTGTAGCTAATGCAACAGGTTTATTACCTAAATTGCAAAATTATGCCAATAAAGTTGCAACAGGAGCGTCATTAAATCCACAACAAAGAAAAGAATACAGACAATTAGCAAAAGAGTTTTATGCTATTTCTGGCAATCAGTATAATGAAACACGCAATAAATATTCTCAAATTGGTCAACAAAATCAATTAAATGGAACGGATACAATCCTTGGACAACCTTGGAAAGCCCCTGTTGTTTCTAATCAAAATTTAACGCCAGCAATGCAAAGCGCCAATGAAATTCTTGGTATTCCTTCAATGGGAAATAAATAATGGCTGAAGAAATCGTAATTGACGAACATCCAGCAGAAAAATATGCTGCATGGATTGTTAAAAATGCTGACAAAAAAGGCACAGCAGAATTTAATACTGTTGCAACAGCCTATAAAGATGCGCTAAATTTAGGGAAAGAGCCTAAAGCAAGTGTAGAAGTATCTTCGCCTGAAGGTCAGCTATTAAATACTCAATTTGGTGAAACTGGCGGTGGCGCTGCTGTAGGCCGACCACAAGGCCTGAACCGCACAAATGTTCAATCTGAACCACGCCCATTAGAGTCAGCTTTAGCTGGGGCTACAAAATCTATTGTAGATTTGCCTGTAGGCGCTGCACAATTAGCTGCGTTTGGAAATTTAGGCACAAGTCAATTAGCGCAAAGATTAGGAAAACAAGCTGATGTATATAGTGAAGCTAACCCTATTCCCTATGGCGCTGGTCGTGTAGCTGGGGCTGTTGCTCCCGCAATGGGCATTTCTAAAGCTATTGGTGCAATTCCTTCTTTTGAAAAAATAGCAGAATTAGCACCTAAAGCTGCCCCTTATATTCAATCTGGTTTAACTGGGGGTGCTGCTACTGTAATGACCCCTGAAGAAACAGGAAAAACAAATGGTGAGCTATATAAAGAATTAGCTAAAAATGCTACTTTAAATTCTTTAATTGCAGCACCTTTACCAGTTTTGGGAAAAGTGTTTAATGTTGCTAAAGAAGCTGGAAAAGCTGTTATAGAACCATTTTCTGAATCTGGTCAAAACATTATTTTAGGTCGTGCTTTGCGAAATATGTCTGGTAATGATGCAGAAAAAGCTATAGCAAATTTACGCAATCCAAAAGTATTAGTGCCAGGCTCCAATCCAACGACTGCTGAAGTGGCTGGCGTTCCTAGCATTGCTGCGGCACAGCGTACAGCCACAGCCGTATCTCCTGAAGCTACAAATGCTTTGGCATATCGCCAAGCAGAGCAAAATGCTGCAAGACAAGCCGCTTTAGAATCTGCTGGTGGTACTCAAAAAGAAAAAGACATTCTTGAAATGGCTAGGTCAAATGTTTCTAAAAACGCTTATGGAAAAGCATTAAATAAACAAATTGACTATAAAACATTGCCAACTGAATTAGCCGATGAAGCTAAAGCTTTGCGTGATGTTCCAGCAATTAAAAAAGCCGCAGAACAGGCCAAAATTAATGCGTTAAATGAAGGTATTGATATCAAAAATCCTTCTGGAAGTGTGGCTGGTTTACATCAAACTAAAATGGCTTTAGATGACCAAATTGAAGCCGTTAAAAGGGAATTAAATAGAACTGGTAAAGGTTCTACAAGCGCAGAATTAAAAGGTTTGCAAGCAGCTAAAACTCGTTTGCTTTCATTTATTGAAAATGATGCTATTAGCCCTGAATATAAACAAGCTAGAACATTATTTGCCAATATGTCTAAACCCATTAGCCAAATGGAAGCCATACAAAACGCTGCTCAATCATCTACTCAAAAACTTACAGGTCAAATTTTACCTACAAAATTAGCTGACAATATATTAAAATTAGAAGAATCTGGCGCAGTAAATTCTAAACAATTACAAGAATTAAAAGCAGTCAAAGAAGATTTGGCTAGAGCTAAATTTGCCGCAGAAGCAGGTAAAAGTGGCGGTTCAGATACTGTACAAAAATTAGCTTATAGCAATATGCTTAATCAAGTAAATTTGCCTAATTTACTGCGTAGAAATAGATTATCAGCTACAGTAGGTAACTTTTTGGCTAGAGGTTCAGATGTTGCTTATGGTGGTAAAAATAAAGAATTAGCTAATAAATTAGCTTTGGCATTAATGAATCCACAGCAATCTGCTGCATTAATGAAACTAGCTGGTAAAGAAGCTAAAAATGCTAATTTAACACCAAAAGAATCTAGAGCTATCCAATTATTAATGACTGAAGGCTTACAAAAGGCTAGAATAGGAAATCAAAATGAGTAGAAATGGAAGTGGTATTTATAGTTTACCTGCTGGCAACCCAGTCGTCACAGGTACAACCATTAGTTCAGCATGGGCAAATAGCACATTAATCGACATTGCCAATTCATTAACTCAATCTATTGCAAGCGATGGTCAAACTACTATGGCTGGCAATTTTAATATGGGTACATACCAAATTAACAATATGGCAGACCCTACATTAGCGCAAGACGCAGTTACTTTGAATTACTTGTCGGCTGGTACTTATACTATTAATGGAGGGGCTTTCTAATGAATTTTTCAATCGTTTGGATTATGGACAAGTTTGGCTTTGTGCCAAAGGATTCTGTTGATTTTCAAGAATGGCCTTTTCCTGTACCTAAAAAAACAGTTAAAAAGACTGTTAAAATACCTAAAGCGACTACTCGCAAAAAACCAACAACCAAAAAGTGAGTAGCAAAGTGGACATTGACCTTTTTAAATACGGACAACTTGTAGCCCAGGTAGACGCTATGGAGAGAAAAATTGACAAGCTAGAAAAAGGCATGGAAGAATTGCTTGAGCTTGCTAATAGGTCTAAAGGGTCATTGTGGGCAATTATGAGTCTTACAGCAGGAGTTAGCACTTTTGTAGGGTTTCTTTCGCACTATTTCACCGCAAAATGAATGAAATATTTACCCATATTCTTACAGGTAAAGATAACCAAACCCATGATATAGCACGCTGGGCTTGGGCTTTAGGTTTTGTTGTAGTTGCAAGTGCAGCAATTTATTTAATATACGCAGGACATGAAATAAGCCTCACAGAGTTAGCTGGTGCTTTGGGTATTGTTTCAGGTTCAGGTGCAGCTTCAGTAGCTGCTAAACAAATGTCTGGGTCAGAACCACAATGATACCTTATGCAAATTACATCAAAATTGGATTGGTTATTATTGTTTTACTTGGTTTTTTTTCTGCTGGATGGTCTGTACGCAATCGTGACTTCATGGATTACAAACAAGGAGTTGAAATTGCCGCCAAAGAACAAGAAGCCAAAGTAGAGTCAATTCAAAAACAACACGAATTAGTCACTAAAGGAATTCAAGATGAATATGATGCGAAACTTGCTTTGTTGCGCCAGTATTATGCTAACGGGGTGCGCCAGCCCAATTCCGGCAGCGTGTCCAACCTTTCCACAACCTCCAGCCTCGCTAATGCAAACACCGCCTACGCAGAGCTTATTGGACAATGCGCTGAAACGACCCAGCAATTAGTCAGTTTGCAAGAGTGGATTAATGGTCAATTAGGCATTAAATGAATAATTTTAGAGAATGTCTAGACCTAGTCTTAAAGTCTGAAGGCGGCTGGACAGGCGTGCATGGTCTTGCTGGTGATGCAGGTGGAGAAACAAATTTAGGGGTCACTAAAGCAGTTTGGGAAGAATGGGTAGGGCATCCTGTAAACACGCTTAAAAACCTCACCAAAGACGATGTAGCACCCTTATACGAACAACGCTACTGGAAACCTTGCTATGGAGAAGTATTACCTCGGGGACTCGACTATCTTGTGTTTTCAATGGCAGTTAACGCAGGGCCAGGCAGAAGTGTTAAATTGCTTCAGCAGTCTATTGGATGCGTACCTGACGGAGTTATCGGCCCAGCAACAAGAAGCCTTATTTGTGCAAGTAATCCAGCAACTCTTATCGCAAAATTCTCAGAAACTAGGAGGGAATACTATAAGTCATTAAAACAGTTTCCTATATTCGGAAAAGGTTGGGTTGCCAGAGTTGATAATGAAGAAGCACAAGCGCTACAAATGGTTAAAAACGGTTAGAAACCCATAAAATTAGCGCCAACGCAGACAATACCCATAGAATTGTCCAAATGTGGCTGTATTCGCTTTTGTGAGGTCTTTGTATAGCTGTACACCAACTAGCATCTTTAAGCGCCTCTGAAGCTGTTTTATAGCTTTTACCAACCATTCCAAATGACCGTGTACTCATTTTTTCCCCTTTTCTTTCTTGTTTTGCTCAATATATTGCCGCAAAATATCTAAAATTCCAGCCTCAACTAATACTCCTAGACCTTCAGCGTCAAAATGCACTAATGCGTCTGCTGACCCATCTTTATGTTCTTTGACTATTTGTATTTGAATATTCATTTTTCTTGTGCCTTTCCAAACAATCTTTTAACAAGACCAGCCATTACTTCATATTCTTCTTGGGTCATGGTAGTTTTTATCTCGTCAAAACCTTCTAACTTAATGCAAAGTTGTAGGCTTTCTGTGGTTAAATCTATTCCAGCTTTATAACCAAGACATACATTGTTCATTTCTCTTGCGCCTTTCTCATTGCAATTAAATACCATTCATGCGCTTTAACTTTCAACGCCTCTATTTCAGCTTGTTGCTGGCGTAGCATGGTTGCGGCTTTACTTGCTCCCATATAGTTTGCGTTTTCAAGATGCTGGACTATTTCAGCTAGTTCGTTTGCGTTCATGTTAATCTTCCTGATTCAAATCGTTCTTGCCATTGTTTACTACGATATTGCTCTTGTTCGTATGCCGCCTGTAATTGTTTAATTTGTAATTCATATTGCTTCATATAACTCAATGCAATATCCAAATCAGCTTGTTGCTGGCGTAGCATGGTGGCGGCTTCTTTACTTACTGGGCATGGGTATTCTTTTCCATAGCAATAATCTAGTTCATCAGCTAGTTCTTTTGCGTTCATTTCTCTTGTGCCTTTCTTAGTGCTTTAGCAGTAGCTAATACAATCTTTTTGTATTTGTTAAATTCTTCCCCAGTTTTCCAAATTTCATGCCCTACTGGCACAATTTCTGCATCTTGAAGAATAGCTACTACATTTATCTCCTCATCTGTTAGTGTCTTTGCTGGATGGGTGTAAAGTGGAATACCATTTTTTAATTGCTGGCTAC